ACGTGGACGGGCTTCCATGGACGTGGACACACGACGTTCCGATGGAGGTTGATGGCCAGACACAGGTGGTGCGGACGGTTGTGGCCCGGTGGCCCACGGAGGACAACCGCGCCAACCTCTCACCCGGTAAGCCGGAGGAATGGCGGGCAGAGTGGGGCGCATCGCGGCTCGGGCAACAGGAGGGCGACGGGGCGATCCTGGCGAAGGTCCTCGGCGCACTGTTCTCGACCACGATCATCGACGACAACGCCGTCGACGGCGTGCCGCCTCTCATGGTCACCCTGGTGGCGGTGGACCCGACCCGCGCCGACTCACCGACGGACGAGGCGGGGATCATCGTGGGCGGCCGCGGTGTCAATGGGCACGCCTACGTCTGGGACGACTGCAGTGGGAAAGGAAGCCCGGACCAGTGGGCGACCAAGGCCATCGAGGCGAAGGCGAAGTACGGCGCAGCCGCGATCGTCTACGAGAAGAACCGGATGCCCAGAGCCACCCGAGACCTGATCCGCACGAAGGACCCGAACACGAAGTGGATCGAGGTCACCGCCACCGAGAACAAGCAGACGAGAGCCGAACCGGTATCGGCCCTGTACGAGCAGGGCAAGGTGCATCACGTGCGGGATGCGCGCGACCCGGAGCGGCTGGCCATCCTCGAGGACGAGATGATCGCGTGGGACCCAAAGGTGCGGATGCCGAGCCCGAACCGGATGGACGGGCTCGTGTGGCTCGTGACGGCGCTGATGCTGGGGGACCAGAAGACCGGGATGAGGTTGCTCTGATGGCGGACACCCGGCGGAGATGTTTCACAACTTCGGGGGAGAAGCGGAGCGGTAGGTAGATGGCATCGCGAGCGGTCAACTTCGCAAGGCGGGTATGGCGAGCTGCGGGCCGTCTGGTCGGGATCGGCGGCCGACAGGGTCCACAGGGCGTCCTCGGCGGGGTCTACACCTCCGCCGCTGGTACCGCCCCGAATCTCAACACGAAGGCGCTGCTCGAGGGCTACGACACCATGCCCTGGCTGCGGGCGGTGGCCGACAAGGTGGGGACGGCTGTCGGTGGCCTCGACTGGCGGCTCTACGCGGTCGGCAAGCCGCCGAAGCCCGAGGCGGCGGTGTCGGTGCCGGACGCCTTCGTTTACACGCTGAGCGCCGCGGACCTGGCGCAGATGGTCGGGGAGGTCGTCGGCCGCGAGCTGGCCGGGCGGATCCGGAGGATCAAGGGCCAGCTCGAGCCCTGGGCGCAGCGGGACAGGCGCGCGCAGCGGGCGCCGGCTGAGCCGCGCTGGAAGCACCTGGAGGGCCTGCGCCGCGCCGGCCTACTCCAGGAGGTTTCGGAGCATCCCTTCTACGACGCGCTCGAGAACCCGAACCCCTTCATGGGCAGGACGGGGCTGATGAAGCTCACCGAGATCAGCTTCGATTTGGTGGGCGATGCCTTCTGGCTGAAGGACCGGAACGGCGCCGGCGCGCCGGTCGGGTTCTGGCCGATCCCGGCCCACTGGATCACCGAGACGCCCACGCCCGGGACCCCCTTCTTCCGGGCAAGTTGGTCCGGCTGGCAGCGCATGATCCCGGAGTCCGAGGTCGTCTGGTTCCACGAGCCGTCCCCGGCGCATCCGTTCGCGCGGGGCAGCGGCGTCGGCTTCGCCTTGGGCGACGAGCTCGAGGTGGACGAGTACCTGGCGAAGATGACGAAGCAGCTCTTCTTCAACGACGCGAAGCCGGACTGGATCTTCGCGGGCGGGGAAGGGACGAGCGAGACCGAGATGCGGCGCCTCGAGCGCGACGTCCTACAGCGCCACCAGGGGTTCTGGCGCCGGTTCAAGCCCTGGTTCCTCACGGGCGGCGGCGACGACATCAACAAGCGGATCCACGAGTTTCAGCGGCCCACGATGGAGCAGCTCGTCTATCCGGGTTTGCGGAAGACGCAGCGGGACGTGGTGCTGCAGACGTGGGGCGCTCCGCCGGAGCTGTTCGGGATCACCGAGAACAGCAACCGAGCCACGGTCCAGGCCGCCGAGTACCTCTTCACGAAGTGGGTGGTCCTGCCGCGCGGCGAGCGGATGCGCGTGATCATCCAGGCGAAGGTGCTGCCCGACTACGACGATCGTCTCCTGCTCGACTACACGAGCCCCGTGGAAGAGGACAAGGAGCACGACCTGAACGTGCGAAAGGCGGCGCCCTGGGCGTGGGACGCCGACGAGTGGCGGCACGCGGCCGGGGATGGGCCGATGGAAGGGGACGCGGGTAAGGTCTTCCTGGTCCCCCTGAACAGCTTCATCACCGACGACCTGCTGGACACGGAGCAGCGACCGCATGCTGCGGCGCCGGCCCCGGGTCCGGCCGCGCCTGATCCGGCGACTGAGGAAGGGGCCGTGGCACCGACGCCGTCACCAGACCCGCCGAAGGAGTGACCCATTGAGACAACCTTTGCCATTGACAATGGAGTGCCCAACTTCAGGGCTCACCTCCCATGAGAGCCATTTCGTGTCGCTGCGCCTCGGACCGCAGACGCTTCCATGCCCGGCTGATCCGCACATGCTCTGGGTAGGAAGGCTATCTGAGACCCTGCTCCTGCGGATCATCACATTCGAGAAGGAGGCGCCCTGCGCATGTATGTGCGGGGCCAGCAGTCATCCACGGAAATCGTCTACCGCAGAGGACGCGGTCGTGTTGGCGCGGTCGGACTCTCATGCTCGAGAGGTGTACGACCGGAGCCCGGACTTTCAGAGCTGCTTCTGCTCGATGCCAATTCGCAGCGTGCGCAAGGCAGACGCAAGAGAGCTTGCGGATCACCACGACTACGCGTGGTCAGAGGTCGACCTGTCCTGCGATGCGACACTTATTCTCGATGGCAAAGCAGCGCCATTCACAATCGCGAACGTCTTGGCCTCAACGCGTCACCAGATGCGGCTGTTCCTGACCGTCGAGAAGAAGGTGTGGCGGAGACTCACGCTTTGACCTCGCCCTGCGGTCCAAATCCTTCGGTGCACACGACCACCGAGATCGCGGCGGTCTGCCCGTACTGCCATCCAGAGCGAGTGGCCGCAAAGGCGAAACGGGCAGAGGCCGAACGCGTCGAGGTGTTCACGGGAACGCTGAAGGCCGGCCGCGGGCTGATCGAGGCCGTCGACGCGGGCACGGCTCGTTTCCACGAGATCATGGTGTCACCCGGCCCATTCCCCCTCACCACCGGGCAGCTTTTCCTGCCGCCTACTCGTTCACCCCGGAAGCGGTCGAGCGGCGGCATCGAAGGCCCATGAAGGTCATCGCAGTCATTCCAGCTCGGGGCGGGTCCAAGCGCGTCCCGGGGAAGAACATCCGGCCCCTCGCCGGCAAGCCCCTGCTTGCCTGGTCGATCGGCGCCGCGCGCTCGTCGAAGCACGTCACGCGGGTGGTGGTGAGCACGGACGATGCGGAGATCGCCGAGGTCGCGGCGACGTTCGGGGCGGAGCCGATCATGCGCCCTCCGGAGGCCTCGACCGACGACGCCCCGATCGAGGCGGCGCTGTGGAGCGTCCACCAGGCCGTCCGCGGCGATTACGACTACATGGTGACGCTGCAGCCGACCGTGCCGCTGCGACGACAGGGCCTGATCGACGAGTGCACCGAGCGCGCCATCTACCTCGAGGCGGACGCCGTCTTCACGGCCCGCGTGGTCCTGCGCTGCTGGCTGTGGGAGGAGACCACCGGCCACGAGTGGGCGGAGCACATGGCCTGGGCGCGCCTCGGGAGCCCGCTCCAGCGGCAGCAGGCGACCTGGAGGGACCGGCTGCACATGCACGACGGCTCGGTGTGCGTCAGCACGCGGGGGATCATCCAGGCGCGCCGGGACCGGACCGGGGGCCGGGCCCACCCCGTCCCGAACGACGGGGTCATCGACATCGACACGGAGGCGGACTTCGCCGCGGCGGAGGCGGTGATGCGGCAGGCGCTCGAGGGGGTCCCAGCGTGAAGATCGAGATCGAGATCCCGGACGGGAGTCTGGCGGTCCCGCTGGTCATCGTCAGCTACGTGGACGCCGCGCACGTGCTTCAGTCCACGCTGGTCTACCAGGCGGTGGGCGTGCCGCTGCTCGCCTGCGTCGACCTGGCGGAGCGGAACATCGCGACCGCGAGGCTGAAGGAGGCGCAGGCCAGGGCCGCCGCGAACGCATCGTGAGGTTCCAGGACGAGGAGGGGCCGCCGTGGTGGTGTGATTGCAAGCCTCCCACAGTGGCCGGCTTGGTAGCCGGCCTCATCGTTGCGGCACTAGCCTGGTACTTCGGGCGGCTATGAGGAGCGCGGGCCTGCGGCAGTTCTCGATGAGCGAGCTCATCAAGGTCGCGCAGCGGGCGGCGGTCGAACGCCATCAGACGCAGCTCGAGCACGGGCGCTTGCTGCGTCGCTGGTGGCGTGACCTGGCATTCGTCGCCGGTGCGTCGTTCTGCGTGGGACTGGTGGTGGCGTGGATCGCGCTTCGATGAGCTTTCGGGACCGGCTGGACGAGGGGACCCCGCTTCGCTTCGGTGAGCTGGCGCGGCTGCTCGGCTACTCGCGTGAGCAGGTCCGGAAGTGGGCCAACGCGGGGGCGCTCGAAACCGTGCAGCCGATCCCGGGCGCGCAGCGCCGCGTGACCGTCGGGGAGGCGGAGCGCATCGGCCGCAAGCTCCGCCTTCTCTGAAGATCCGACCGCCGCACCCGCGCAACTATCGCAACAACCGCAACAACCACAACTTGTGAACGCAGACCCTTCCATTTCAGATCGTCAGAACCGCACGATGGGTGCGTGAGTGCTGAGCTCGCGCCCTGGAAGCTGAAAGCGAAGGCGGGAGAGGACCTCTCCGGTGAGGTCATCCGGAAGTACTTCGTCCCCGACCAGGTGAAGTTCGCAAAGGACGAGTCCCGGCAGGTCACCTTCGTCATCAGCACTGCGGCGATCGACCGCGAGGGCGATACGATCGCCGTCGAGGGCTGGGACGTCGAGAACTACCTGAAGAACCCGGTGGTCCTCTGGGCGCACCGGTACGACCAGCTCCCGGTCGCCAAGGCCGTCAGCGTGGTGAAGAGCTCCGGGCAGCTGAAGGCGACGGCCGAGTTTCCGGAGCCCGGTATCAACCCGCTCGCCGACACCGTGTTCGAGATGCTCCGCGGCGGGTTCCTGCGCGCGACGTCGGTGGGCTTCCGGCCTAAAAAGTCCGTCCACAACGAGGAGCGCCCGGGCTGGGCGATGGACTTCATCGAGCAGGAGCTCCTGGAGTTCTCGGTCGTCCCGGTGCCGGCCAACCCCGAAGCACTGATGGATGCGGCCAAGGGATTCGCCGGCGCGATCGGCGCCGGTATCGACCTCTCGCCTCTCGAGAAGGCCCTGGCGCTGGCGAAGGCCGCGACGAAGGAGTTCACCGCGATCCCGGCCGTTGATGCCGCGGTGGAGGCCATGCAGCTGCTGGACCGAATCAACGCCTTGGAGATCAGCTCGGTCGCGAGGCCTATCACCCTGCCAGAGATCCCGGGAGGGTACCTCGTCAAGCGCGTCGGCGACGTCATGGTCATTGAGCCGATCGAGAAGGCCGGCCGCACCTTCAGCGCCGCGAACGCCAAGCGCATCAAGGACGCCCACGAGGCTGGCACCAAGGCCATGGGTCACCTGAAGGAGCTGCTCGACCAAGTCACACCAGAGGATCCGGCCGCGGAGGATCCAGCCGCTGCCGAAGAGGAATCGGGCAAGGGCCTCGAGGCGCCAGAGCCGAAGCCGGAACAGCCGAAGGCGGCCGACCCCGGCCCAACCACGTACGTGATGACGGCGGCGGATCTCACCGCCTCTGTCGAGGCGGCCATGTCCAAGGCCAAGGCCGGGGCGCCTGCCCACGGCAAGAAGGAGTAGAGCATGTCCACGGCAGTCGCCAGTCTCCCGGACGGCGCAAAGCTCGAGCTGACGAAGGCGCAGCTCGACTCGCTCATGACGGACCTCGCCCAGAGGGCGCTCGGGGACAAGCTCACCGAATCGCTGAAACCCCTGAGCGAGAAGCAGGAATCTTTGATGTCGGAGATGTTGGAGATCCAGAAGCGGCAGGAGCAGCGCGCCAAGCCCGACGCGGAGAAGGGCCTGATGCTCGCCCGCCAGGCGCGGGCCATGTACCTGGGGCATGGGGATCCAGAGCGCGCCATCCACGAGGTCAAGAGGCAGTGGGGTCAGGAGGACCCCGTGCTGAAGGGCCTCGAGGGGACGCTCAAGCTGAAGAACCTCACGTCCGGCAACGCAGCTTCGGCCGGGAACCTCATCATCCCGGAGTACTCGCGCGAGTTCATCGAGCTTCTTCGGAACCAGACCGTGATCCGCGGCCTGCCGGGCATCCGCACATTCCCCATGCCCGTCGGCGCAATCACCATGCGGAAGCAGAGCGTGGCTGGCATCGCCTACTACGTGGGTGAGTCCGTGAACATCACCCGCAGCGACCAGCAGGTCACGATGCTCAACATGCTCTACAGGAAGCTGGCCGGGCTTACGGTGAGCAGCAACGACCTGCTGCGCTTCGCCGGTCCCGAGGCTGACGCCTTCGTCCGCGACGACCTCCTGCTCGTCTCGGCCATCCGCGAGGACCTTGCGTTCCTGCAGGGTGATGGCACCAGCAACACCCCTGTCGGGATCCTCAACTGGGTCGCTGCCGGGAACAAGTTCGCGAGCGCCGGGACCAGCCTGGCGAACACGCAGGCCGACCTGGCCAAGGCGATCCGCAAGGTCCAGGAGGGCAACGTCCCCCTGACCCTGGAGAACGGCTTCTGGATCATGGCACCGCGGACCTACTGGGGCATCTACAACCTGACCACGACCACGGGCGACTACGTGTTCAAGGACGAGCTGAAGACGGGCCGCCTGATGGGGTACAACGTCCGGGTCACCAACCAGGTTCCGATCACGGCGAGCTCGGCGGGTTTGCCTGACGGCACCGGCGCCGCGTCCTTCCTGTACTTCGTCCACTCACCGAGCTGCTTGATCGGAGACTCGCTCAACGTCCAGGTCGACGTGTTCCCGAACGGCGCCTACTACGACGGGTCGGTGGTGGTCTCGGGCATTTCGACGGACGAGACCCCGATCCGGGTGCTGCGCGAGCACGACTTTGCCATGCGCCACGACGTCGGCGCGTCCGTCGTCTACAACGTCACGATCGCGTAAGGGGCCTCCCGAGGGAGACGAGAAGGGGGGCGGCGACGCCCCCCGATTGAAGGAGAAGAAGGACATATGGGCAGCCCAGCGATTCTCAGAAACCTCGGCCATTTCATCAACGTGGTCCCGGCGCTCGAGGGCGCGACGCAGATCAACGCGGGTGCGCTGTCGGCCGGCGCAGGCCTGATCATCACCGCGACCGGCATCACGATCGACACG